ATCAGACTATTCAGCTATCACCACATGGGGTATATTCTATCCTAGTGAGGATGAAGGGGCTAATCTAATACTGCTCGATGCCATAAAAGGTAGATACGAGTTCCCTGAATTACGGAGATTGGCCCTTGAACAATATAAATACTGGCAGCCAGAAACAGTTATAATTGAAGCAAAAGCATCAGGTTTACCTCTTACATACGAGTTGAGAAAGATGGATATACCCGTTGTTAACTTCACACCTAGCAAAGGCAACGACAAGCACGCCCGTGTAAATGCTGTTGCACCTTTGTTTGAATCTGGTATTGTATGGGCTCCTGATCAGAAATTTGCAGAGGAAGTCATTGAAGAATGTGCTGCGTTTCCGTTTGGGGATCATGACGACTTGGTCGATTCTACAACCCAAGCGATTATGCGATTCAGACAGGGCGGTCTGATCGGACACCCTGAAGACTACGTTGACCAAAAGGTCGAAAAAATTAAAAGGAATTACTACTAATGAGTAAAAGCAAGTTCGATGCATTAAAAGCAGTTTATCAATGGGTAACAAGAACAATGATGAAGAATCAAACCGGAGTCATGCAAACCCTACCTAACAGAGATTTAATAGAACTTAATACACAGATTACAGCACAACGTCTAATGCAGGCTGGTGTTGATCCAACAACATTAAAAAATGCTAACCAAGTTGAGAATGCTATTAACATTATAGAAAGCAGACCAGCAGTTCAACAAGGAATTAAATCTACAAAAGCTGGAAAAGTGCTTGATATGGAAGGTCAAGAAATACCACAAGGTTCTAGAATCATAGGTGGTAAAGCAGTTAAAGAAACAGAGTCGGAGATAGCTGCTAGAATGAGTAAAGAAAACAAAGAAGCTGCTGAGAGAATTAGAAAACAGAAAGAATCTAAAAAAATTTTAGAGGACTATGAAACAAGTGAAGCTAAATTACGAGAAAAATTAAAACCTAAATCTACTACTTCTTTAGATGACGAAATTAAACAAGCTTATGACAAAGCAGTTAAAGAAAACAAATTTAAAAATGTTCGTCTTAAAGATGGAAGAGAAATAAAATCAGAGGATGACTTTAGAGAATATATTGATGAGTTAAATGAAGATAGTAATTTTGCAATAGGTGGACGTGCAGGGTTTGCAGATGGATCTGATGATATTCGTGTTACGGAAGGTCTTAGATCAGATCCTGAAGTAGCAAAACAAATTAATGAATTTTTAAAAAACAAAGCAATAAATGATGCTATTAAACAAGCACCAGGAGGTGTTTTAATGGATCCACCACCAGAACCAAACTATGGATTAATAGAAACAATGACAACTCCAAAAGACACACGTAAACCTCTAGATATAGATAATTATATTGAGTTTGATGATGGTACTGTTTTTTATAAAGATACAGGTGAATATTATGATATGAATACTGGAAAACAAACTACAGGTCCTTCTAAAGGTGCAAAAATTGTACCTAGAATATTAGAGGCAGCAGAAGGTGGTCGTATTGGTTTAGCTAGTGGAACACAGTTTGAATTACCATTTGGTAAACCTGATTACTTTACAGGAAAGGGAAAAAATAGAAGAGGAATATATATTCAACCAGACGGAACTCGTTTGGTTGTTCCCATAGGGCCAGATGATTTACCTAGTTATGCAATGGGTGGACGTATAGGTCTAAAAGATGGACCGGATATGCCAGGTAGAAGAAAGTTCATGAAAATTATGGGTGGTATAGCATCACTACCTTTTATTGGTAAATACTTAAAACCAGCGGTGCCACTAATTCAAAAAGGTGCAGAGATTAGCGGACCTGCTTTAGATAAAATTGTACAGACTGTAATGTCTGCAGGTAAACTTATTTCACAAAGTGGTAGACGAGTAAAAGAAATGGTAACCAAAAAGAAACTCAAAGATGTTGAGGTTGAAGAAGATATAATGGACGGACCAAGTTATACTATCAAAACAAGAGATAAAACTATTTACTACAAACCTGGAAGACAAGATGAGATGGGTATCGAGGATGACATTATAGAAGTTATCGAAGATACAGTTACTAAAAAAGCAGGTGGTGGTATAGCAAAAATGCTAGGAGAATAGCATGGTGGATATTTTAAAACGAGTAGAGGAGTTGTCAGACTTGTTTGACAATAAAGGCAGCGAAAGATTAGAGTTTAATTCAGGTGGTGGTCTTTTAGAAGAGTATTATGGTAAAAGTAAATTAGCATATCAAGCAGCTGTTGATGATGGCTTTCAAGGAACTTACGAAGAATATTTAAGACTTATGTCCCCTTCAAAAAGTTTTGCTGATGGTGGACGTATTGGTTTTAATACTGCAGGTTTGGCTCAAGCAAATTTAAATAAACAAAAAACTGCAGCAGAAAAATATGGTATGAGTTTAAAAAAATATCAAGGATTGTCAGAGACTGAAAAGCAAACTTTAAAATCAAAAGCTTCAAGAGAGTTAAAAAGAAAACAAGGTATTCAAACAGATGGTATTACTGTTTCTCAAAACATTAAAAAAATGCCAAGTGGCAAGTTTAAATTTGAAACCCAAGCAGGAGGAAAATTTTCTAAAACTTTTTCATTAGGAACTAAATTAGAAGAAGTTGAAAAATTTAGGGATGAAACACTTTTAAAACGTAAAACAAGAGTGCGTAATCCAGACAGAGGTGAGTATAAAAGCGTTAAAGGTCAAAAACATATAAAATTTAACGGTGTTACTTATCAAGTTAACATTCAAAGAGGAAATCAAGGATCATTTTATACTTCCGATTTAGATAAAGCGATAAAAAAAAGAGATGAACTTGTAAAAAAATTTCCGCCAAAAACCATGACGGACTATAATATAAAAGAAAGACCAAAAAAAGTTAATGCTGAAATACTTAAACTATCTAAAAACACAGCAATTAAAAATATTTTTAATACAGGAGTGCTTACTAATGAGGCAATTAAAGAAGCAGCAAAGATTTTAAACGTAGATAGAGCAACTGCAATCGATAGGTTAGAAAATTTAGCTTCAGCTTTTGCGGGAGATAGAAAAAATGTTCCTGGTATTAAACCGTCAAATATAGATAATGCAAGAAAGATAGCTGCATTACTTCCTGGTGCTAAAACAAAAGCAGCAGAACTTGCAACAGGTGTTCCTTTTACTGGAGAAAGTATAAAAGTTCCAAAGGATCAAATTATAAAAGCAGCAAAATATCCAACAAGTTTATTTGATATAGATGAAGCTAGGGCAACAGCTACAGGTTTAAAAAGAAGCACTAGCCCTTACTCTATTTTTGGTCAAGTTATAGATCAAAATGTAAATAGAATTGCAAAAGGTGGTTTTGCAGGAGCCGGTTGGGATAGTAAAGCCGGAACATTAGAAAAAAATTTAGATGAAGCCATTCAAAAGTTTGGACCAAATTCAAGACAGGCTAAAGCTGCAATGTTTGAATATAATAGAGAGGCCGCTAAGTTTGAGAGTAAAATTAATAAAGGAAAACTTAGAGGAACTAAACCAATAAGAATACCAAGAATTAGTTTAGACGCTCCTAGTAAAACAATTGCTAGATACAATAGTTTTAATAAAAAATATCAAAATATTTTTGATAACAATTTTAAAACTAAAAAATATTCTTTTGTAATTCCAAAAGATTTAAGAACTATACCTGAACTACGTGATGATATTCTTAATCCAAAAAGCACTACCTATAAAAATATGATTAACACTTTAAAAAAAGGTTTTAATGAGTTTGATGAACAAAAACTTTTTGAAAAAATAAAAAGTAGAACTCCACAACAATTACAAAAAGTATTAAAAAAAATTGGTCGTATTGCTTCAGTTGATGATTTTACAGGACCAGGAGGATTTCCGTTAACTGCGGGTCTTGATTCAAATATAGGAATTAAGCCTGTAGACGAAAAAAATTTTTTTCAAAGAAACCCTGTTACTACAGGAACAGGTCTTGCCGTAGCCTCATCCGCAATACCTTCCGTAAGAAGAGCAGCAAAAGCAGTTGCTCCAAAACTTTTAGGACCAGCAGGTCTTGCGTTAGAAGGTTATTTTGCAAAACAAGCTTATGATGAAGGTAGAACTATTCCTGAAGTTTTAGCTAAACCTTTTATGTTAGAGGGAGCTGTAGCTGATGCACAAGAAAGATTAAGAATGACAAAACCAGAAAGACAAGCTGTAAACAGAGCACAGATAGCTGATGACTTTTCTGATTTAGATACTGATTTTTTAACACCAATTATACCTGGATCATTTAATGTGGATGTAGATGCTGTTAGACAAAGAGTGGGAGCAGAGGAAGAGGCAGCTAGAAAATTAAGAGCTTTACAAAGAGCCGCTAAAGCAGGTGGTGGTATCGCTGGTTTATCTGGTGGTATAGATATGGGTCCACAAAGAAGATCTATGAATCCTGATTCACAAGGGTTGCAAGGTCTCATGAAACGTGGTATCAAAACATAGGAGTATTAAATGGCAGAAATAGACAAATCACTCCCGAACGTAAAAACTAAACTTGATATTCCCTCAGAAGAGGAAGTAAAAGAAGTTGCCGTTCAGGAAGCACAGGAAGAAGCAGAAAAACAACCTATTGAAGTTATACCCGAAGAAGATGGTGGTGTAACATTAGACTTTGAACCAGGTTCAATTAATGTACCCGGCACAGAAGCACACTTTGATAATTTAGCAGATATTTTACCAGACGATGTTTTAGAACCAATCGGTAACGAGATGGTGCAAAACTATATGGACTATAAATCTTCTAGAAAAGATTGGGAGAGAGGATACACAGAGGGGCTTGACTTACTAGGATTTAAATACGAAAACAGAACAGAACCATTTCAAGGAGCATCTGGTGCAACACACCCAGTGTTAGCAGAGGCAGTTACACAGTTTCAAGCACAAGCATACAAAGAATTATTACCAGCAGACGGACCAGTAAGAACACAAGTTGTTGGTGTTAAAAATCCACAGACAGAGCAACAAGCTAATCGTGTAAAAGATTTTATGAATTATTTAATTATGGATCAAATGCAAGAGTACGAAGCAGAGTTTGATTCTATGTTATTTCATTTACCACTTGCAGGTTCTACATTTAAAAAAGTTTACTACGATGTACCACTTGGAAGAGCGGTATCAAAGTTTGTACCTGCAGATGAATTAATTGTTCCATATACTGCAACTAGTATTGAAGATGCAGAGGCAGTGATACACACAGTTAAAATATCTGAAAACGAATTAAGAAAACAACAAGTATCTGGTTTTTATAGAGATGTAGAACTCGGACCACCAGGTAATGTTGAAAGAAATGAATTAGAAAAAAAAGAACGTGAATTAGATGGCACAAAAAAATCTGGTAAGAACGAACCAGTTTATACTTTGTTAGAGTGCCATGTAAATTTAGACTTAGAAGGTTTCGAAGAGAT